GTCCCGGCTCCGGCCGTTCTTGCGGGCGTGGCCGGTGTGTTTGGTATATGGGCTGGTTACGCGCTGGTTATATTCATTAAGGGGCGACTGTGAAAGCAATAGCAATCGTTAGCGGCGGGATGGATAGCGTAACGCTGGCTTACTTGTTGGCAAGTCAGGGGCACGACCTGCACCTGTTATCGTTCGACTATGGACAGCGCCATGTTAAGGAGTTGGAATACGCCCGGCGCTGCGCGGCCGACCTGGGCGCGGAGCATACCGTCATCGACCTGTCAACGCTTACGCCACTCCTGCGTGGGTCGGCGCTAACAGATGACATCGACGTGCCGGAAGGCCACTATGCCGCGCCTAATATGCGGCTAACCGTTGTTCCGAACCGCAACGCGATTATGCTAGCGATTGCTTACGCGGCGGCCGTTGCGGAAGGAGCCGGGATTGTGGCGACCGGCGTACACGCGGGCGACCATCCTATTTACCCAGATTGCCGGCCGGAGTTTATCAAGGCGTTTGACGAGATGGAACGACACGCAACCGACGGCCACGCCGTTGAGGGGTTACACCTGTACGCGCCATTCGTCAACATGAGTAAAGCCGATATTGTGGCGGTAGGGGCCGCGCTATTCGTTCCCTACGCTAACACCTGGAGTTGTTATAAAGGCGACACCGTCCATTGTGGCGTTTGTGGCACTTGCGTCGAGCGGCGCGAGGCATTCAAGATCTCAGGGGTAACAGACCCCACCATATACGTGAGGAAACCATGACAAAAACCGTGATTAGAGCAATTGTATTGTTGGTCGGAACCTATGTAATGGCCCAGGCTATTGCCGATATAGGCGCGACAAAGTTAGTGCAGATTGGTGGGGTGGTAATGCCCGGCGGCACGTTTATCTTTGCCCTGACCTTTACCCTGCGCGATATGATTCACAAGCGGCTGGGCAAGGAGTGGGCGAAGATGGCGATCTACACGGCGGCGGGGCTTAACGTCCTGCTGGCCGTATACATGCTGTTTATTGCCCGCCTACCATCGCCAGAGTTCTTTTGGCTGGCCGATTCGTGGAACGCGATATTTGCTATTGTTCCGGCTATTACCATCGGTAGTATTGCCGCCGAACTGGTAAGCGAGCTGACAGATACCGAGGTGTATCACTTCTGGAAGACGCGATTCCCGAACGCGCCGCAATGGTCGCGGGTGCTGGCAAGCAACTTTGTTAGCTTGCCGGTTGATTCCATTGTGTTTACCGCGCTGGCGTTCGTCCTGCTCCCGCCCGTGTTCGGTGCTGAGAGTATGCCACTAGCACAAGCAATTACACAGATTGCGTCGGGGCAGATACTTTATAAGGCGGTGGTAACGATTCTCAGTTTACCGCTGATTTACACGATAAAGGACAAGCCGATTGACCCTAACTGGCAATTGGCAGATTAGGGAAAATGGCCGGTACTAAAGCCGACAAGCTAACCGTCGAGCAGCGCGTCGAGGCGATCTACCGCCTGATTCTCGACGGCTGGACAACGGAGCAGATATTGCAAAATGCCGCAAAATCATGGGGCATTAAGGACAGAACCGGCTATGACTACATCGGCAAGGCATGGCAGCGCATCGAGGCCGTGGCCGCGCCTGAGCGGGCCGAGCATCATCGCCGCGCCGTGGCCGCACATTACCAGATGTTACGCGAGGCCAAGACGATAAAGGAGAAACTAGCGGTATGGGCGGCGCTGTCGCGGCTGCAGGGACTGGACGCGCCGAAGGCGGTGGAACTCAGCGGCAAGGACGGCGAACCTATCCCGTTTCGGATGGTCGATTATCGTGCTGGATTTACCGAAACTGAGAGATGATCAACTTGCCATTGTCACACACCCGGCTAAGGTCAAGGTTCTATCAATGGGCCGAAGGTGGGGCAAAACGATGATGTCCGGCTGCATTGTGATGAATGCGCTCAGGCAACACGGCCGCGTTGCCTGGATAGCGCCGACCTACAAAAATGCCCGTCCTATGTGGCGATGGGCAGTGTCTATAGCGTCGCCCACGGTGATGGCGGGTAAAATGAGCATCAACCGCGCCGACAGAATCATCACAACGAGGGCGGGCGGGGAACTGGCTATCTACTCAGGCGATAACATCGACAGCATCCGGGGGGAAGCGTTTAATCTCGTCATCCTCGATGAGGCGGCCAAGCTACCGGAAGGAGCATGGACGGACGCTATCATGCCGACGCTATCGGATTATGACGGCGACGCTATTTTAATTTCCACACCACGCGGCCGGAACTGGTTCTATAACGAGTTTATGCAGGCGCAAGGCGATGGAAAACACGCGGCGGCATGGCAGGCGCCGACGAAGAATAATCCGTTGCCGAATATACAAAGAGCTTTTGAGATGGCCCGCGGCCGCGTTCCTGAAAGCACATTTAGACAGGAGTGGCTTGCTGAGTTCATTGAATCAAGCGGCGTCTTCCACCGCGTCATGGAGTGCGCGACGGCGACGGCGATTGACGCGCCCATACCAGGCCGCGCCTACATTGCCGGGGTGGACATCGCCAATGAAGCCGACTTCACCGTCATCTCGATTTTGGACAGTCGGACGCGCGAGCAGGTGTACATCGACCGTTTCAACCGCGTGGGCTATATCGCGCTGGAAGAGCGCATCGCGGCGGCCTATGCGCGCTGGAATGTCCAGACGATGATCATCGAAGATAACTCGATAGGGCAGCCGGTCATCGACCACTTGCGCGGCCGCGGGCTGAGCATCGTACCGTTCCATACGTCGGCGAGCAGCAAGCAGCCGCTGATCCAGGCGCTACAGGCGGCATTCGAGCACGGCACGATCCAGATACTCAATGACCCGGTGCAGATCGGGGAGTTGCAGGCGTATGAGGGCAAGCGCATGGCCAGCGGCATGAGCTACGGAGCGCCGAGTGGGATGCACGATGATACGGTCATGGCGTTGGCGCTGGCGTGGCACGGCGTGGACAGGCGAGGAGCGGGAGTATTCCAATATGCGTAATCCGATAGACACATTTGAGCGATGGCTGATTCAGAGCGACGGGCTGGGCTATGCCGACGTAGCGATGTATCGAGAGTTCTACAAGGGCGAGCATGACATCCGCCTGAGCAAGCGGCAGGAAACGCGGCTCGGTATCACGTCGGCGCAGATCCGTTCACTGGCGAACATCTGTCCGCTAGTGGTTGACACGGTGGCCGAACGCCTGAGCGTGCAGAGTTTCGCGGCGACAAGTCCGGCGACGGAAAGGGCGCTGGCGATGTGGTGGGCGGCGCGTGACTTGAGCGCGTACCAGGACGATATTCATCTGTCGGCATTGCGTGACGGCGACAGCTATGTGATTGTCGAGTGGGATGACGCGGCCGCTATGCCTGAATTCCATCATGAAATGTCTTATGACGGCAGCAACGGAACGGGGATTATCTATTCCAGCGAGCGGCGCGTGCCGTTGTATGGATTCAAAAAGTGGCGGCTCGAGGAAGGCAACGACCGGGGCAAGTCACGGCTGAATCTCTACTTCGACAACCGCATTGAGAAATACATCACCGGCCGGGCGGGGGCATGGACTGAATACCATGACGGCGAGCGCTGGCCTATCCCGTGGGTTGATGCGACGGGGCAACCGCTGGGCGTGCCGGTCGTGCATTTCCCGACAAACCCCAACGGCGACGACTACGGTACGTCGGAACTGGAAGCAGTCATCCCGCTCCAACGCGTATTGACCTCGCTATGGGTTGACCTGATAGCCTCGGCCGACGCGACGGGGTTCCGACTCGTGACGTTGACCGGCGACGTACCCAGCGAGGAAATGGTCAACGCGGCGGGGGCTATCTGGTACAGCAAGAATCCGGCGGCCGCGTGGGGGACAATCCCGCCGGGCGACCTGTCGCTATTGGTCGAGGCCGTGCGTCATGCGACGATGACCATAGCGCAGGTGTCACGTGTGCCGTTGACCATGTTTCAGGATAGCCGGGCCGTCGCCGCGGCGGATACAATTGTCGCCTCGGAGCGGGGGCTAATCGCCAAAATAGCCGACCGTGCCAAAACCTACGGCCTGTCATGGCGGCGCGTGATGCGCTACGCCGTGCGACTGCATAACACGTTTGGGCCGCGCCCGGCGCTCGATGAGGCGGGCATTGTGACCAACTGGGACAGTTTTGAGGAACTGGACTATCTGACCCGTGAATCGAGCCGCGCCGCCGTTGCCGCGTCACACCTGAGCAACGG